GTAGCTATACATTGACATTTCCAGGAACTGATCCAAGTGCTAATAAAATATTACAAACAGATGGGTCTGGTAATTTAAGTTTTGTTGATACTCCTAGTGGTGGAGTTAATACGCCTTTATTTCATGCTAGTTTAGGTGCAAATCAAACCATACCTGATCAAACTTATACAAAAATTAATATGACTAGAGAAGTTTTAGACTCTAATTCAAAATATGATACAACCAATAAAAGATTTTCTCCCGGTGAAACAGGATATTATTATTTTAATGTCTGCATAACACTTGAAAGTGGAATATCTGCAAGTGTTACTTCTTATGTTGTAATTTATAAAAATGGAAGTAGCATAGCAATAAACCCTGTTCATAGTGATATTACTTCTGCTAGTGGGTCAATGAATACAGTTTTTATAGATCAAGCCACAAGTGCAAGTGATTATTATGAGGCTTATATGTGGCACAATAAAGGATCAGCTGTTGATTTATATGAAAGTGGTAGTTCATCATTAACATATTGGTTAGGGTACAAGTTAATATCTTAGAGGTCTTATGGAAAATTTATCAAATAAAATTAAAATATATTTAGGAAGAACACCAGATTTTAATGCTGAAGTAATTTTACAAGATGATGGCGAGGGTGCTTTTATTAAAGAATGGAACGCAACAGATAAAGTAAAACCAACTGATGCACAGCTTAATGCAACAGAAACTGAAGCAACAAAACTTGAAAGTAATGCAAAAGCTGATGAAGATAGACAAAAAGATTATGGTTCATGGCAAGAACAATTAGATTATATCTATCACAATGGTATAACTAAATGGAAAACAGATTACATAAAACCAATTAAAGACAAATATCCTAAAGAGTAATTTATGGCATTAATTAAAACTAGATCAAGAGGTATAAAGCTAGATGATACTTTTGCCTTTACAGGTACAGTTTCTGGTGCTGGTGGTGGTAAGATTGGTCAAATAGTTGAAACAAATTATACAACTTATGCAACAAATTCAACTAATAGCTTTAACACAAACATGGCTAGAACAATAACACCTAGTGCAACATCTAGTAAAATTTTTGTTATGGTAACTGCTCAGGTATCTAAAGAAGCCGCAAACACAAAAGTTATTGGTAGAATATTTAGAGAAGTAGGTGGAAGTGTTACAGCAACTAGAGTTTGTACTGACAATCATCATTGGGACGGTGGTACTTATGGAAAAAGACAAGCAACTATGAGTATTCAATGGTTGGATTCCCCATCAACAACTTCCGAAATAAATTATCAATATGCTTTTGCAAGTTATGACAATAGTAGTGGAGTACACATAAACAATTATAATGCTGGTGGAAGTTATGCATCTCAAATTACTTGTTGGGAAGTATTAGCATGACGGAAGTTGAAAAAATATATCAAGCAATTAAAACTTTAAAAGCTGATGCACAGTTTATGATTGTGGGTGGTATTCCTACTAATGAAACAGAATACAATGAATTTATGAAATGGGTTAGTGGTGCTGATGAATGGAATAGAGCATTGTTTCATGAAACAAATCCACACAGCGAATTAACATGGACAAAAGTCAAAGAAGAAATGGATAAGTTATAGTGAATGATAAAACCTTTTGTAATAGGCACAATACTAGCCCTTATAATAATATTTTTTCTAAATAGTATGATGAACTCAGCTATGGCTGAGACAAACACAGTATCATCAACAGTAGTTACAAACTCGACACCTCCAACTGCAAATAGTCCAAGTGTAGTTGTAAATAATTCAGATGTTTGTAAAACTGCCGTGGCCGGTGCAGTACAAACCCAGATACTTGGAATTTCGTCTGGAATGACTGTGCGAGATGAAAATTGTGAACGATTAAAATTATCTAGATCTTTGTATGCTATGGGAATGAAAGTAGCAGCTATATCAACTTTATGTGCTGATAGTCGAGTTTTTGATGCGATGTGGAACGCAGGAACTTATTGTCCTTATAATGCAAGCATAGGGGAAGATGCTAGAAAAGGTTGGGAAGAAAATTTAGAAGATATTCCAGAAGGTAGCGTAATATTTCAAAATATTACAGAGACTAGAATTGAAATAAAAGAACAAACTGTAAGAGATTTAAATGATTTTGAAAAATTCGTTATTGTCGGCATGGCTATGTATATTGGCGTGCCTATCCTTTTCTAGTAAAGCTGTAGATTGTACAACTGATACAGTTGGATTATGTACTCCTACGATTGAACAAATCATTGAAGAAACTAGCATTGAAACAATAGAGTTCCAAGCAGACGGAATACTTACGACTACTGAAACTACTACAACTACAACAACTACAACTGTTTCAAATCAAGATTCTGGCGATTTATTAGACGGAACTAATGATTATGTGACAACTAAATATGAAGGCGATATGGATATTGATTGGGGAGGACAAGGCCCTGCGTCAATGCCTAGTGGGAATACTTGTGGTCAATTAGGGACTGATAAATGCGCTATGATTACAGGAAGCGGAAACGGAACAAGTACTATGGGAGTTTCTGGTATGGGAACGACATTTATACAAACTGTAAATATATCTGATCTAAATATTTCAAAAGGTGGACGAACTAATTATACAATCAAAGTAGAAAAACAAGATGCCCAGGATTCAATCTATATGCATATCACAGGAAAAAATGGAGCTACTGATGTTTTTTCTGGGACTGATATTTTATCTGCTAGCGGAACTAATAGTGGTTATAAATCTTATGAAGGTGGATTTGATTTTTCTGGATCAATAACAACAGTAATTATTGAAGTGGGAGGTAGAGATATAAATCTTGCCATAGGCCCCATGTTTGATGATGTTACCGTCAATGTTTTGTATAATGTTATCAATACCATTGTTGAGCAAACGATAACGAGTGTAGAAATGTTTGTAGCTTATAATATTGATGCACCGGAAGAAGTCATAGATATAGTTGAAGATATTTTTGATTCTAATATTCCTGTTGAAACAGATGTAGGATTAGACTTCGAACCCATAGAGATTGAAGAAATTAGTTATGAATCCGTTGAAATAGAAATTGCAGAAATAGAGATAGAAGAAATCCAAGTTGTAAATGTGGATCTAGCAGAAACTGAAACTGTTGAAGTATCTATGGTTGATGTAGAAACTGAAATGGAATTAGAAATGGATTTAGAAATGGAAGTTGAAGATACTGTTGAAGCTCAACCAGAAGTCCAAGAAGAACCAGAAACAACAACAGAAGCGCCAAACGAAACGGAATCTGAAGAAACCAACGAAGAATCTGTTGAAGAAGTAAAAGAGGAAGCATCAGAAAAAGAAACAGAAATAGCAGAGTCAAAAGAAGAAACCAATGAACAAGAAATCCAAGAAGAAGAAAAAAAGGACGAAGAAGTAAAGACAGTTGATAAAAAAGAATCATCTAAAGAAAAAGCAGCTAAAAAAATATTGAAAAAAATAGACGACAAAAAAAGATATGATTCTACTAGTCAATTAAAAACCCTCGTAGTTATGCAAGTATTAGGGAATACTAAATCATTTTTTGAGGATCAGCAAGAATTGAACGATAGATTAGGATTTTTTACAGATACTACTTTGCCAGATAGTTTTATTTCTGATAATAATATTGCAGGATATCTTCTATTTGGTGGAAGTGATTTTTTAATGAATGAAATGATAGATAGTCAATGGCAACAGAAATAGATGTAGGCGGAGTAAAATTTAGGGGAGGTAGATTATTCCTCATAATTACAATATTAAGTTCTTTTGTGGGTGTTTTGTGGGGAGGATTCGAAGCATATCAACGATATCTAGATATGGAAGCAAAAATAAATAATTTTGTTTCACCGGATATGTCTGGATTTGATAAAAAATTAGAAGTCCTTGATACTGAATTCAATATGTTACAATCTGAAATATCAATAATACTTGAGGAAGTTGCATTAGTTGCTGATGTTGCTAAAGAACTTAAAAACGATCTAAAAGCAGATGTTCGTAGAATTGAAACAATAGTTGAAGATGTGGAAACTAGAGTCAAAGAGGATTCAAGAGAGAACTCTAAAGATCTAAAAGAAGCAATAAATGACATAAAAGACGATATGACTGAATTAGAAGAAAAGATAGAAAAGAAGATTAGAAACGCATTAGAGAATCCTTTAAGCCAGTTGAAATAAAAATAGGATATGGTATTTGTAAGATATGACTAAGATCACTCCAAAAACTACAAAAGAACATATAGTCAATATTTATAACAAAATTGAATTGTTAGAAACAAATCATATTCATCATCTACAAAAAGAAGTTAGAAAATTAAATTATGTTTTATGGACTATTGCATTTATGGTCGCTACTCAGTTCATATCCTGGATATTGAGAATGGTCGGATAATGGATTTACATACATTACAACAAGAAATTATTAAAGAAGAAGGCGGAATCATTTTAAAACCTTATCAAGATCATTTAGGCTATTGGACTATTGGTGCAGGTCATTTGATTAGGGACAATGAAAAACAAGAGTTGATGCAACCGATAACATATCAAAGAGGTTTAGAATTATTTCTCAAAGATTTTAATGTTTCACAAAAAGATATGGAAACTTTTACAGAGGGCATGAATATTGATGATAATGCAAAAGAATGTGTTTTACATATGGTTTTTCAACTAGGTTTGCCACGATTGAATAAATTTGTTAAATTTAAAAAATGTTTATCTGAAAATAATATTGAAGGTGCAATCGAAGAAATGAGGGATAGTTTATGGTACAATCAAACAACAAACAGAGCAAATCGCATAATAGAAAAAATGCAAAAAAGCGCAAAGTCAAACGCATAACAACTATGGAAGAAAAAAAAGAAATTGAAAAAAACAGATTATCCTATCTCAAAAGAGCATGGATATTACTAGGGGGCAAATAATGGTATTAGGAAAATTATTATCTGGAGGATTAGTTGATAGTGTTGGGAAAATAGTTGACGATCTTCATGTAAGTGAAGAAGAAAAAGCACAAGCAAAAGCAAAACTACTTGAATTAGAAAACGAAGTTAAATTAAAACAAATGGATATAAATTTAGCTGACGCAAAATCTACAGCTGGTGGTATTTCTGGAATGTTGCAGCGATCCTGGAGGCCCTTAATTGGAATGTCATGTGCATTAGCGATTTTTTGGGAATTCGTTTTAAGTAAATTTATTTTATTTATTTGTGGTTTGTTTCAGTACGAAGTGGTAAATATACCTCAGTTAGATATGGGA